AAAATTAATAAATACTTCATCTAACTCTAAATTAGATGAATTAATAAACAACAATATAATTTCCGATAGAGAATGGTTTAATTATAAAAAATATTATGAAGGGACTCATCCTCCATTTTTAAAACCATTAACTAAATTTAACCCACTATATTCATTATATAATAGTCCAATCGCATTAAAAATATCATCTAATCCAAGCGATAATTTAATAAAAAACCCTAAATCTAAATCTAAATCAAAATATAAATATAAATCTAAATCATTACTTGATGAAATCGAACAAATGCAAAAACGTAAAGTATGGTTAAAAATGAACAGGTTTATACTGATATAAAAAATATAATTTAATAATAATATTTATATTTTTTGTTTATCAATAACACAACTCTTTGCTAATTTCCGGATTACTTTAATCATATGCTCTTTATCTCCGCTCATTGTTTGTCCTACAATTTTTAGATATTTATCATTATATGGCGAATCATAATCTTTGAAAGTGGGATATTTATTCGTCCATTCATTTAGAAGTTTAAAATTCTTCTTTTCAATGGATCGAATGGCATTTTTTAGTTTACTGTGGTCGGCATCCTCTTTTTCCCATACGTCATTATCTTTAATATACATTATTTCCCTTTTCAAATCACTACAATGAAAGGGTCGGGCACAAATATCAAGAATATTCATATTACCAAATATGTTATTAAACATACAATCAGTATAACCTAATTTCTCCATATTTTCTAAATCTGATAAATTCAATTCGATCGAACTAATAAAATCTGTTAAATTCATAGCATCTTTACACCGTTCATTTAAAAAAACTTGAAGATTAAATGTGTTGTTATTGGAATTATTATTTGTATTACTTATAGTAGTGATATTATTGTTTTTACATAATTCAATCATTTGTTTATGTAATTCATTATTATGTGCTTGAACCTCATTTGTCTGTTTTTGAGTTTCATTATTATTTTTAATCATATCTAAAATAATATTCTTGAAATCAGCATTTTCATTTATAAGTATTTTTACCTCTTCACTTTTACTAATAATTATATTTTCCTTCTGCTCTGGGTGTATATGATAAGAGCAACTCTTTTTATGATTATATAATGACGCACGATGGTAGTATATTTTTGTACATTCACATACATAATTTTTTATTTCTGGTTCGGTATTGTTGTATTTTGTTGTATTCTGGTGTTTCCGTGTAGATAAATGTCGTGTATACTGACTTTGTCGAGGCGTATTATAATCACAATGTATACAATAAAAATTCGTTGAACTTTTTAGAACTTTTTCTGTTGTCATTGTTGTATAATAATACAACAGAAAAAGTTCATAAATACTTTTAATTATTATTTTATAATTTCAATAAAAATTTATCATAACAACAATTTTATTAGAAAAATGAAAAACAACCCATTATGGTAACAATCACTTTTTTCACTTTTTTTAGGTTCATTCTTTTTCTCATAATTGGAAAATGGACATTTATAAATGTCCAAAACTCATTTTATAGAATAGTTTAGAACCGAATTCATGACAGTTTCTTTAAGTAGGAAAATCATTAATATCTATTAATGTATTTAATTCGAATTGTAATCAAATTTTATAAAATTGAATACATAAATACATGAATACATGAATATAAAATAATAATATTTATGTAAAATGAATAGTAATAAAATAAGACATTCTATAAGAATATACAATAAACATATACATCCTTATATATTGTGCATAATTGATATGCAACCAATTGGATTTAGCAATTCAAATTTAATTATTGAAAATGTATTACAATTAGTTAGGGAAGCAATTACAGATAAAGCATTTATCGTAATCGCACAATATAAAGGTAGTGGAGAAACACATATTAAAATCATAAATGAGATAAAATATTACCCCTATAAAGAATATATATGGCACAATAAAAACGATAAAAGCAAACCAATACAAGAAAAATTAAAAAATCTTAATATTTTCGTAAGACAACTGAAAATATGTGGTGTGAATACTGAATATTGTATTAAAGATACAGTTCACGGTTTAACAAAAAAGTTTCATAGTCCAATAAAAGTAATTGAAAAAGCGTGTAATGGCACGGATAGATTAATCGAAGAAGCATTACATAAAATGAGAACCTTTTATAGAAACGTGGAGGTATTATAAATGTCCAAAAATAGTTTTTGTATAAGAGAATGAGGATGAAATTCTAATCATAATCATAATAATAACAATATAATAACCCAAAAATCATAATTAATAGTAGTAGAATAGAAAACATGATATTGGAATATTTTATAATATAAAAAAATATTTATATCATAATATAAAAAAATATTTTTTATTGGATTAAATATTTTTTATTGGATTAAATATTTTTTATTGGATTAAATATTTTTTATTGGATTAAATATTTTTTATTGGATTAAATATTTATGATTTTGCCAAATAGGATTATATAATATATTTTTATTCATCTGTTTTGAAAATATCACCAATTTTTGTATAAGTTTCAATAGCATCTTCTGCGGCTTCTACTAAATAAGTAACAACCATATTTTTGGGATTATATTCTTCCTTGAATTTTGCCTTAAAACCTAATCGGATCAAACAATTATCAATATGAGGGTGTGGTTTTTTAAATCCACAATAAGTTAGACGTCCCTTTTCGTAATGATTAGTATATAAATAGTATTCAATTACTTTTCCAAGAGTATATCCTTCATTTGGAATAGTAATATCGTAAGAGTTTTCAATTGTAGTATCTGATACTGTCACTAATTCTTCTTGTTGTGTCTGCATAGTATTTTGAAATTTTTTGAGTTTAGCAATCATAACATTAATTGCTTTATAAACAATATCAGTATTTTTAAAGGGACCTACTGTTTCTATAATAAAATCAAACGAATTTGGAATAATTTGACGTTTCGCATCTAGTAAAAACCAATCTTTTTTCGCGAAGTCTAATGCTTCTTTTGATAAACCTGTTTTTTTTAGTTCTGATTCTTTTATACTCCATGCTGCATTAATTTTAATAGGGTCAGTTGTTGCTGAATATGCACATGTAGCAACAACATTAAACGCGCTATCTTCTTGAGATGTTCCGATATCAAGTTTACATGTGAGTTTGAGTTGTTCGCCTGGAATATTATCTGAAATGCGTGGGCGTAGACGCACAAAATCAATATAATCGCCTGTTAATTTATTTGAAGGAAATATCTTTTTAGTTGCGGCGTCAGTTAAGTACTTATTAGTTTTAATATCTTTAATTTTAAAATCTTCTGTTGTAACAAACTGGATAATATCAGTGTCATTTTTTTTTTCAACTTCTACTTGGTAATTTTCAATAGGGAAATCAGTATCTGTAATATGAATAGGGATACAACTTAATCGTTGAGCAATAAGTTCGTTGTTTAGGCGGGAAGTATTTTTATCAAATTTTACTAAACTTTTTTCATAAGGAGAAGTTCGGAAAACAACAGTAGGAATTTCAGCTAAAATAATTCGCCGTAATCCATTAGCAATGCTTGTATCCACATTACTTAACCTAAATTTAAGAGTTGATGCATCATCCTTAGTTAATTCACTAATAATAGGAACTTGTTTTTCACTTTGCGATTGGTCAGACTCAGACATTGTTGTAATTATATTGTATATATATATATATATACATATAATTCTTTTTTAAATTATAATCAATTTTTACCGAAAATAAATTTATAAATAAAAATAAGTTTAAATAATAATGATAAAATAAACATATATCAATAAATAGATATTATAAATATAAATGAGTTCTATTCTTTATTATAGCAATTATTGTGAAAATTCTAAAAGTTTATTACAAATAATATCAAAATGGGGTAATATCCAAAAAGAAATTCATTTTATAAATATAGATAAAAGAGTAAAAAAAACAAATGGTGCTACTTATATTATTTTAGAGAACGGACAAGAATTATTATTACCGCCAACAATTACAAAAGTACCTGCTCTTCTTTTATTAAATCAAGGACATCATATTTTATTTGGAAAAGATATAATTAAACATTTAGAACCAAAACAAGTAGTTCATCAAAATGTTGCGACAAAAAATAATGGGGAACCTTTGGCGTTTTCAATTGGAGGAGGAGGAGGTGGAGGTTCGTGTTTTGGAGTAGCATCTGATAATTATAGTTTTTTAGATCAAGACACAGATTCATTAGCAGCAAAAGGTGATGGTGGAATGCGTCAGCAACATCATTATGCCACACTAGATTTTAATAATCAAATAGAAACCCCACCCGATACATATGCGCCTGATACAATTGGAAATGGAAATGTTACTATGGAAAAAATACAAGAAGAGAGAAATAAAGATATGAATATGAATATGAATAAGTAATAAGTAATAATATCTATATGATAAAGAGAAAGAATAAGTTAATATATTATATAATAATGATTTAAATAATATATTAATAATTATTATTATACATGGATAAAATACAAATATTAGGAGCCTTTAACGATCATTTTATTCAATTTGTTGAGGATATTCAAATAGTATTTCCAGATAATCTTGATATCGCAACATTTCGTACGGCATTAACCAAAATTCGTAAAGCAAATCCACGTTTGATTGTTACTGGATTTAAAGAACACGTTGCTGAAATATACCGCAAAGAAATAGAAAAAGGTAATATTAATTTTTTCATAGATACAGATTATAAATCACATCTAATTGAAAATGGCATTCAATCGTCAAATATGATTTTAGAGAAAATAGATTGTTTGCGCGAACCAGTAAGAAATATGAATCACGCCGAACAACAAAAGGTGATAAAATATTTGCAAAACTTGACAAAATTGAGTGATATGTATATTTAAATAAAATTATGTAAATAAAATTATATCTATAATTTTATTTTTGATTTAAAAATAAATATTTTAAATCAAATATATAATGGACAATAAAAAAAAAGATGAAATACCGCGCGAGTTGTTGATAGAGTTTAAAAAAGTTATTATTGATATGACAAGAGATATTTTAAATACTTTTCCTGAACATGAAGATACCCTTAATCCTAATTTAAAACACATAATGAATTTAGAGAATGATAAAACCACTATTAATTCTGAATATTATATAGAAAATGACGAATATCTGAAAAATATATTTGCTCATTGTAAAAGTATTTATCCCGATAAATTTTTTGATATTTTGTATCAGAATGAAACTATTTTTACAAATGAAACAAATAGTGCTGAATTTTTGCCAGGTATAGATTTTAAAATTTTATGGAAGGATAATATTAGTGATAAAACCCGCGAAACAATTTGGAAATATTTACAATTAGTTCTTTTTACTATAATTACCGGTGTATCAAACGGTGAATCTTTTGGTGATACCGCCAAATTATTTGAAGCAATTAATCAAGATGAATTTAAGAGTAAATTAGAAGAAACAATTTCTCAAATGCAAAATGTATTTGATATGAAAAATAACCCAAAAAATGGTTCTGTTGATAATGATAATGATAATGATAATGTTAATCATAATGATGATAATGATAAAGAACCTATGCCAACGCCGAATATTAATCTAGATGATCTGCCTAATCCGAATGATATACATGAACATGTAAATAAAATGATGGAAGGTAAATTGGGTAAATTGGCGAGAGAAATTGCGGAAGAAACCGCTGCTGATCTAAATATTGATACCGAAAGTGCCGATTCAGTAAATGATGTATTCAAACGACTTTTTAAAAATCCAACAAAGTTGATGGGTCTTATTAATAATGTAAGTGGTAAATTAGATCGAAAATTAAAATCAGGAGATATAAATGAAAGTGAACTATTAAAAGAAGCGAGTGTAATTATGCAACAAATGAAAGATATGCCTGGTATGAAAAGTATGATGAGTAAAATGGGAATGGACATGGGTAAGATGGGTGGAAAAATGAATACAAGCGCGATGCAGGCAAATTTAGATAGAAATATTAAATCAGCGAATCAAAAAGATCGAATGAGGAGTAAATTGGCAGAAAGACAGGCACAGGCACAGGCACAGACACAACCTACATCATCGTTATTTCAAAAGGATGAAAATAATCTAGTATTTAGTACAGGTGAATCTATTGAACGAAGTGTGAAAAAACCTAATAAAAAGAAGAAAAATAAGAATAAAAATAAAAATAAAGAATAAAGAAAGAATTTATAAAAATATAATATAATATATAAATGATATTCTTATTCATTTCTCTCAAAGTATTTTTATTCAGTATGGCAATTGGATTATTATTTGTTTATTTATCTAACCCAGAACCAACCGTTATATATGTCTATCCAACGCCAAGTAATGCGGGTCATGTTGAATATAAAGATAAAGCATCTAATTGTTTTCATTATAAAGCAGAAGAAATAAAATGTCCAACTGATTCAACAATTATTAAAAAGATTCCTATTCAGATTTAGTGTAATCCCACAGCAAAGTATTACAAAATAATAGTATTACAAAATAATAGTATTACAAAATAATAGTATTACAAAATAATAGTATTACAAAATAATAGTATTACAAAATAATATATATTATAATAGTATATAAATATCATAAACTT